TCCCAGAACTTAGACACCCTAATAAAATAGGTGTTACGAAGTTTGGTTCAAATGTAAATAGTGGTGTAAAAGGAGAAATGACGCAAAGAAAGAACCCTACCCAAAAGCCCATACACATTGGGCAATGGAAGAGTTCTCCAAGTTTTCCTTTTGTTGGTCTTATTGAATTTAGTATTGAGCCATAGACAAGTATTTGTGTGAGCCCATAGGCTACTAAAATAAATGTTAAAAGTTCCATTATATCCTGTAAACAAGTGGTGTGATGTAAGGGTCTTTTGGAAGTGTGCCCTTATCTTCTTCTTGTGGAACTTCGCCAAGTTCAGTAGCGTCTTCTTCTGGTGGGTCAAGAAGGTATTCGTCGTATTCGTCTTGGTAGTATTCGTCGTAGTGTTCGTTTTGCTCGTTTTTCAAGTATTCATCAACGTGGAAAACAGCGAGTTGCAAAATGGAACGGTCTTCTACTGGTTTGCCAAATGTGGCTTCCAAGGAAGCGTAAATGTTGCCACCTTGTACGGTTTCTGGTTTTACAAGACCAACACGAACCATGTAGTCCATAAGGCGCTTCATGGCTGCATAAGCTTCGTCTGTGTAGTTGCCGTCTTTGGCAAAGCAAAGCAGTTTGTCTTTTTTAACAATAATAGTGAGGTAAGGGTGTGTGAGAAACATAAGGTCGCCGTCAATAGTCTTTGTGACCGCTACTTTCTTTTTTAGCGTCTCCATTTCTTTTTGGCGACGAATCTTTATTTTAATTGTCATCGGACTGAATCTCACTTACCAACTTTTGGATTTTTAGAACATCGATAACTGTGTTCTCATTTACTTTTTGCTTACCAACATTTTCTAAAATGTCAATAACTTTTTGTGTGTTCTCGACCATTACCTCGTCTTCTTTGATTTCGGGTAGGTCAAGGCTTTCGGCTAGAACACCTTTGAGGCGACCTAGCTCTTCGTTTAGGAAAGAAACCAAGGCAGAGGGGTCAGCGATAAAAAGGCTTAGAACCTCTCTTTGCTCTGGTAGTAGGGAAGAATACTCACGGTTGAATACTTTAACGTATTGTTTAAATGTGAAGTCGTCCATACTCTTTGTTTGTGGAGTAAGAACTTTCTTGCCTGTCATTTCTTTTAAAAGGTTAGTTTCCAAAAGAACTTTTGTTTTGCCAACTGTTTCGTCTGAAAAGAGTTGTGCAATGCTCGCTAAGGAGCGGTAGTTTGGAACATAGTTGTTATACACTCTTGGAGTGATAGTTTTATTTACTTCTGAGATAAGGAAAGACTGTCTCTTGAACACTTCTTTCTTATCGAGTTGGTGGTAGGAGTTGCGGCACTCAACAATAATCTTTGTTGCGGTTAGCTCATCAACTTCTTTTGTTTCGTAAATGCTTTTGTAAAGTTGGAGTTCTTTGTGAAGAATGGTGCCTTTACCAAAGTGTTCTTTAATAACTTTTAAAACTTTTTGTTTCTTTTTGTTGTCTCCGCGAATAGCAGCCTTGGTCATTTCACGGACGAGTGCTTCAAATAAAAATGCGGTGTTTCTTTTCTTGTTATGTTTAGCCATTCTTGTTCTCCAAACTTTCTATTAGTTTTTCGATTTCCTTATTAGAGTTCAGAATCTCCGACTCCATATCCTCATAAATAGTTTTGCTTTCATTAAAAACATAGCCCTTACCGAGTTTATTCAACTCTTCCGCGCCTGTGGCACGGGCTGTGGTGCGCTGACCACCAACAGGGTTGGCAATGGCAGAGTTGTGGCGCTTCTTTGCACCTTCGCTTCTGCGGTCTGTTTTTACTGGTTGATACATTTTACCTTTGGACTTATTGGTGGTTGTCATTCCGTCTTTAAAGGTATAGTGAATAGTGTCTTCATCAGCTTCTGTGAGTTCTTCATCACCAGGAGTTGCCAAGAGGGGGCTTTCTTCTTCTGCTCCACCGGCTTCTTCTTCTCCACCAAGGTCGAGGTCTTCACCTTCATCACCCAAGTCAAGTTCATCACCGCCACCAAGGTCGAGCCCACCGGCATCACCACCTTCCTCTGGTGCTTGACCAGCGGCTTCCATTGCTGCTCTGAACTTCGCATCATAGAACATTTCCTCTTCATTTTTGATGAACTCCTCGTCGGTCATATTGAATAGACGTGTAGCAATCCAACGTCGAGAAACATATCCTTCCGTTGCGGCTGATGCAACAGAGAACTTCTTCTCCCAATGCTCTAGCTCTTGTAGTTCGGCAATCTTGCTTGGGTTGTTTAGCTTGAGCTTAAAAGAAAGTAGGTCTGTGCCTCTGTATCCTAAAACATAAAGGTGAACAATGCAAATCTTTTCTAGCTCGGAAATAACTGAGCGTTGTAGTCTTTGAATAGTTCTGGCAAAACGAATATCTTTCTGGGCTAGGGTTGTTTTGTCTTCCTCTGCACCTTCACCACGGGCTAGGTAAGAACGTGGAATTTTAAGAGCGGAGAACAGTTTGTCACGGAGGTAGTTCACGTCGTCAATGTCGCCTGTGAAAGCACCACCGGGAAGATTCTCAATACGAGAACTTTGTCCACCACGAACAGGAATGTAATAATCCTCATCGATGGACATTGGGTTATAACGCAAGTCAACGCGACCTGTGTCGGGGTCAAGAACCTGATTTCTTTTTAGAGTGGTCTTGACTCGCTCCATGTATTGTTCTACATCTTCAGGGGCAATGTTACCAACGTCAATGTAAAAAATTCTTCTCTCGGGCGAACGAACAATACGGTAAGCCATCATTGCGTCTTCTAGAAGGGTAAGTTGACGCCAGATTCTACGAGCAGGTTCTAACACAGATGTTCCGTATGGAGCATACTTGTCGTTGCCCAAAATACGAAAGTTAGCCACTTGCCAGTTCTCAAATGTCATTCCACCGGAGTTCCATTGAAACTGAACGTAGTTGGGGTTTGTTTTATCCTCGCCTTCTAATCTCTCGATTTCTTGAGGAGGAAGAGCCAAAACAGATTTTATGCCAATCTTCTCGTCAACATCAAGATAAAGATAGTAATCTCCGTTCTTGCACATTCCTCTTGTCCAACCATAAAGGTTGTATTCAATGCCCAACACCTCATAAAGAAGCGTTCGGATTGTTGACCGAATCTCATCATTATGACAAAGAATGTGGAGCATTGGCTGTAGGTCAGAGAATGTGGTCATCTCATCAGCGTAAATGTCCAGAGTTGAAGCAATCTCTGGTGTGTATTCCATTTGCTCAAAGTCAAGGTATCGCTCTAGCCTGTTTTGTGCTGAGTAATACTTTGCGCTGTAGTTATCATAAATATTGTAAGACGACTTCTTGAACTGCTTGCCAGAAAGTGACGTAAACTTTGTGCCGTATTTGTCAAGCTGTGAGCGTCTAAATTTATTTTGTTTTTGGGCATCATGGTTTACAATAGGACCAGAAAACAATCTGGTCAACATTTTGTAAAGCGGTGATGCGGTATTTCTTGGATTTTTTGGTTCTGCCATTATTTTATCCTTTCAACAGCGCTGGATACTGAAGTTGTATATACGCTTGTGATTCCTTGTGTTTATTTGGGGAGAATGAATCTTGAACTTGCTTGTAGCCCTTCATTCCCGGTATTCTTGTGTCGAACATTCCATTTGAAATGCTTATTGAAGAAATCATTGCTTTGTTATATTCTTGGTCTCGCTTGTTTACCACCAAAGCAGTGTCTCTTACCCAACAAGAAATGGCAGTTGACATAACCAAGTCGTCATTATAACTTCTTTGTGCTTCTGCTCTGCCATTATTCCAAATAAAAGTTGTCATTTCATTATAAAGCCTTTGTGAGTTTATTTTAATTAGTTTATTCCTCACAAACTCTTCCAGTTTCGCTATAATGAGCGGTCTGGTCTTTGGAGTCGTGGAAAATCCAATGATAGAGTTGCTTACAGCCTCTGCTTGAAGCCTATCGACGTATTGATGAGTGCCTTTTATGGAATAATAGAGGTTTGGGTGCTGCATTTCCCTTAATTTTTCCAAAACTGCAATGCCAAGCGAGTTATTTTCGACAACCGTAAGGCAAAAACCGTATTCTTTGGACGCATTGTAGATAATATGCGAATAATCGTCCAAACTTGGCTTTCCTTGGTATTCTGCGACCTGTTCAAAGGTGTCAAGACGCCAAAGATGGAACGCAGAGTGGTCTTTTCCGTCTCCGCGAGCCACGTCAGCCACTAAAAGGTATTCTGCGCCTTCTTGGAAGGCTTCCCAAATCCAAAAGTTGCGATCAATGCCTGTTTTATGGGTTGGATCTCTCAATCCTGCCTTTATTTTCTCCATATCGTCGGGATGAAAGACACCTTCACCTGATTGGTTAAAGGAACACTCCAACTCTTGGGCGATTTCACGGCGAGACATATTGCGGGTTTCTTTTTCAAACCACTCTCGGTCTCTATCTGGGTGAACTGACCAAGGAAGGCTGATAGAGTTGAAGTCGTTCTTACCTTCTTCTGCCTCTGTGTATGTTTTGTGAAACCAGTTACCGACACCATTGGGTGATGAGAGCGCAATACAGCGACCACCTGTGGATAGTGTTGGGTAAAGACCAGCCCACATCTCATCCATACCTTCGACAAACGCTGCCTCGTCTACTACGAGTAATGTCAAGGCTTCTGAACGACCAGCGTCACCTGATGTGGATGAAGCTTTGATTTGTGAGCCGTTAGCCAACTCAAAAGAAGTTCTGTTGTCAATAACAATTTTAGAAATCATCATCCAATCGGGAAGATTTTTAAAAATATACTTGACTTTCTTGACCAAGTTTGTTGCAGTGCTTAGTTTTGTTGCAACAACCAAAACATTCTTTTCCCTGTGGAACAAAAGCATCCAAGCAATGTATGCTGCGGCTGATGAGGATAAACCCAACTGTCGAGCTTTGTTGATTACGTTGAAACGGTAATCGTTGAAGTCCCTGATTACGTCTTCTTGAAAAGGATAAAGACGAAAAGGAATAACCCCTTTCATTGGGTGAGAGATTTTACAATAGTTTTTAATAAAATAAACGGGGTCTTTACCCGATTTTAGGATTTCTTGAAGTCTCTGTTGTTTGTTTAACTGATAAGACATTAAGCATTTTTAGGTCGGGTGTCATTCTTTGGACGCTTGCCAAAACCACCCTGCTCCAAGAACTTCTTGTAGGTATCAGCCATCTCGCGCTTGTTTACTTCTGCACCAGTTGCAGCTACAACATCAGAGAGACCGCCAATCTTGTAAGAGCGAACTGCGTGAACAAGTGTGCGATAACGTGAAACATATTCTACGTCAATTTTTGCACCATCGCCTTCGGCTGTGAGAGTGATTGACTTGCCAGCTACAGCACGGTAGTTTTTCTTTAGCTGGTTGACCACCTTTTGAATCATGTCGTCCATTTCATTTTGGAAGCCGTTGATACCGTCTTTGTAAACTTGCTTAAGAACAAT